GGGGCAGCACGAGCAATGTTAATTACACTTCCACTGTATTTGCTTTCAGCCACCTTAGTGCTTTTTATTAAATACAAAATAAAGGGAGCAGACGAATCTGAAAGCGATAGAGCAAAACGAAAAGGTACATACTTCAAAAAATTAAAAAGAGGATTTACGCTTGTTCGAAGTCATCATATTTTATTCCCGTTAGCTATCTATTGTGTTTTTTCTAATTTGGCTTCCGCGCCTTGGGAAGCACTTTCTGCAGTTTATATAGCTGAAGAATTAGGTGGAGATCCCATCATTCATTCCTTACTAAAAGTGACTACCGCAGGAGGAGCTTTTTTGTTAGGATATATTCTGGCTAAGGTTAAGGTTAATCGTTATGGACTGTTATTTGTAACTGCTGGAATAGTCGAAGGGATTGCTTTTTTTGTCACAGGAATGAATTCATTATTACCATTAGTGTTTTTGGCTGCCTTGGCTTTAGGAGCTACTATTAGTGCAATTAATGTACCAGAGCACACTATAATCCAAATATCTGTTGATGATGAAGATCAGCCACAAGTGTATTCAGTAATAAGTATGATTTCTTACGTCATGATTCCATTGGGAGCTATAGTTGGTGGTTATGCTGCAGCAGTCTTTGGTTCAGGAAGAGTAATTGCTGTTGGAGGGATAGTTGAGATCATTGCAGGTATTGCTATCCTACTGTTCACAAAGCTTGGGAAAGCTCAACGTATTGATATGATACGAGAGAAAGAAGGAAATTTGAAGGCTTGAGTTTAATTTTCAAATAAATCTAACAAAATGCTTTTAAAGACTTCCAAATTTTGCGATAATACAGATGATTATAAATCTTGATTTGTATTTAGAGAAAGGATGAGAGGGGTTTGACAACGACTGAAATTGCATATGAAGAAGTAGCCAATAAGATTAACCAGTGGTATACGATGATTAAAAAGCGTGAAATTGAAGATGCCATAAAGTTGAAAGATGAAATTGATTGCTTGTTGGATAATATGGAGGAGAATCAAAATTTGCTCCTTTATTACAATCTCTTAGATGCGCGTCACAAGATGTCGGTAGACATGTTTAAGTCGTCAGGGGAAATCCTTGAGAAAATTCAGAAAAGTCCCGAAATGCAGAAAACGGATGATATGCTCCAATATTATTTTTTGTTTTTCTCTGGTCAATATATGTTTTTCAAAAAGAAGTACATAGATGCAATTAATTATTACAAATTAGCTGAAGATAAGCTGATTAAAATTGAAGATGAAATTGAAAAAGCGGAATTTTATTATCATTTAGCCATATCATATTATCACATTGATCAATATTTCTTCTCATTAGCTTATGCTGAAAAAGCTCTAACTATCTTCAGGGAATTTGAAGACTATGCACATAGATCAATTAGCAGTGAAATGATTTTAGGTGCAAATAAACTTGATTTATTCCGTTATGAGTCGGCTTATGAGCATTACAGCCATGCCTTAAAATTTGCAAAGACTAGGCAGATTCCCGAGTCAGAAGGAAAGGCATATCATAATCTTGGGATACTCTATATAAGAAGAAACATGCTATCCGAAGCAAGGGATTGTTTTAAAAATGCCTTACAACTTCAAGATTATACTCAAAGCATAAATGGGCTTAAATCAATCTATAACCTTACTCACGTATTGTATAAATCGGGACATATTGAAGAAGCAAGGGAATGGTATGACAAAGGATTGAAACGTGCAGAAAAAGAAGGAGATAAGGAATATTTGGCGAAACTTACACTTGTTAACACCTTATACGATGAATACAATGAAAGTGTGTTAACGAATTCCCTTGACATTTTAGAAAAGTTGGATTTATGGAATGATGTAGCAGAATTAACACTAGAAGTGGGGTGCTACTACAAAAAATCCGATGATATCAAGAATGCAGCAAAATATCTTGAAAAGTGTATTCATGCAAGGGATCAAATTCTAAAAGTGACGGAGGAATTAAAATGAAAAAGACAATTACCATTGCTTCTACAGTCATCTTAGCTGGTTTGGTTGCATTCGGAGTGTCTACTGGGAAAATAACAGTTCAACAAGGTGAGCATGTGCAAGTCGCTGAAAAAGCTGTCTTCTGATGCGTGTTCGAATCATATAGCTTGATTCAGTTAGTCTCTTTTAGTGCTAACTAAACATCTTGATTAAAGCAATATAGGTTAGGCTATCTTTTACAAAGGATAGCCTATTTTCTTTATGAAATGTATTTCATTTTTCTTTGAAATTGCTTAAAAAACAAGGGCAATTTGACGAAAAGTATACTGTTGATTATAGTCAATTGCAAATGTTATAATCATTAATGTAATGCATTACATTTTAGAATAATGAGGTATTCATGAATACTTCATTAAGCAAAAGTATTGCAATGGTTTATTAATTTGTAAAGAGCATAAGCTAAAAAAGAACCCGGCTGTTTGCTAGCCGGGCGTACACAAAGCAGACCCGTCAAGGGGCTGGCTCAAAGCGTCTTTTAGTAAATAGACTTTCCCATTGCTTTTGCAGGGCTCAAGGGAAGTCTATTTCTTTTTAAGGTTAATGTATGTCAATAATTCTAGGAGAAACATTCCGGACATTAACATCAGAGATATGCTTTGAAACGTCGACATCATATGCATCACCCCCTTCCTTAGGGGATGAGCCAAATCCTTGAGCGAGCCATTCTTTATGTACAATGAATATTATACACTAGACAACCAAATTGTGGTTGCCTTTTTTACATTTTAAAGAATATTCTCGCATTGGGATAGGTTGAAAGGAAGTATGTATTTATTATTGGGGTTAGAGGAGATACCCCCAAAGCATTACATTTGTTTCAGAAAGTCTCTGAGTACCTGCACTAAAACCTTAGCATCCTCTTTGTTTAATGTCATCAATTCCTCAGTCGAAATCCCATCATTGATTTCCATCCTTAAACTAGGATCAATCAATATGGCTGATGAAATCTCTGTAGCGGTTTCTTCAGTATCTTCTGAATCATTCTGAGAAGGGATATCAGGGGGAGGAGACGAAACGAGTCTAAGCTTAATTGATTTTTCTTCTCCGGTGTTAATATGCACTTCTGAAAAGTTTGATGGATAGGGGGAGTATGTAACAGTCGTTTTCATTAAATCATCCCTTTACTATTATTGTCTTGGCTCTTCATAATCCATTGCTTGGTTGCTATCAGAGATGCCTTTAGTTGTTGGATCTTTAATGATTCCTAAGAAAGACAGGTAAATTAAGACTGTATCTACAATGCCAAGAGAGATTTTAAGCGAGTTGTCCAATTGAGGTAAATCGATGTCCATTATACCCAAGCCAACTAACCCCGCAATAATTCCCTGTATCATAACTGCAGTTTGTGAAGCTAATGCAGTAAGAAAAAGCTTATTATTAAAACGAACCTTCCAGTTGATTTTAGTCATAATATCAATCTCCTTTTCTTATTTAAGTCCAAAATGTATAAGCAGCCATGCACCGACTAGCGTTGCGATTACGGTAGGTATAACCTTGTACATGAGGTCTTTACCAAATTGACCTGGATCAATTTTTCTATTGGAATCTGATTGTTCCAGAATGCCCACTCGATTATCGAGTTTTTCATATGACTTGCTTAGATTTTTTAAGCTGTTATTCATCTCAGTTAATGTGACAAACTGTTCGCGTGATTGTTTTTGGGCATCTTTGTTTATTTCGATTTGTTGTTCCATAAGAGTTGTTAGTCGACTCATGTCTTCAGTTCTTGCTTCTAAATTTGTAATTTTTTCTTGATGATTTTTCGTTTTTTCTTCTAAGACACTTAATCGTGTATTTACATCTACTTCAGCCACAAATTCAACCGTCCTTTATCAATAATAAAAGGAGGCGTACGTTATCCCACGTTGTTCACCTCCAGTAGAAATAGAGGATATCCATTGATCAATTAAAATCAACAGATATCCTTAATGATACTTAAATATCAATTAGACTCTTGTGCCAAACTGACCTGAAACATAACCGCGTCTGCCATTGTAAATAACTTCCCAATAGCCTTTAGGGTTATTTTTCCCTTTCACTGACCCGGAAATGTCAATTTTGCTGCCGAGTTTAACTGTCCCGATATTCTTTGAATTGTTGCGATCAGGTTTGTCCATAACAATTGCAGCATTTGATACTCCAACAATTTTAATTTTTCCCACAGACTTAATTGAAGAAGAACCAGAGCTGGATTTTGATGCTGTTGATTTAGAAGGGGAGGAGGCAGTCTTCACACTTCCTGAAACTTCAACATATTTATCAGATGCAGTAATGTAATATGTTGCTCCTTTAGAGTTTTTAACTTTGTACTGATAAGCACTTCCAACCTTAACTTTTTCAACAACAGTAGGGAAACCATAGCCTTTATTCACTGTACCAACAACATCTCTGTCTTCCCAAGAAGGTTTAGAATAAAAGCGAAGACCATTAACTTTTGATTTCAGGGAGCCACTTGCAGCAGTAGAGGAGGAAGAACCTTTACTAGAGGAAGCTGTAGAATTTGAAACAGTTTTGTTTCCGAGCAGTCCATCAACTTTTTTGCGAAATGCTGCCAGCTTGCTTGAGTCACTTACCCAAGGGGCAGGACAGTTTTTGTTTGTTACATCGTAATGACGGACGATTTTATCTGTAGACAATTTGAATCTTTTACAAAGATCAGCAACCAATTCAGCAGCATTCTGTACAGTTTCATTATGAATGGTGCCGTTTTTCTCTACACACATTTCAACGGAAATCGATGTTTGGTTCGCATTCGGTTTTAGGAAGCTCACAAAGCAGCGGTTTTGATCGTGTGCATGATAGGCCATTTCATTTTCAGGAATAATATATTGCGCTTCATTTCTATCTACAAAGTAATGAGCAGAAGCATAACGTTTATCAGCAATACATGTACCATTGAAATAATTTCGCTCATTTAACGCAGTAGCTCCTGGAGTTGCAGTCCAGTGCATTACAATTCCTTTAACACCAGAAAGTTTTAGACCTGGACGAGTGTATTGATTGACTTTCACAAAATTTTTAACGACTTTAACCAAATTAAATCACTCCTGTTTGTTTTTGAGCATTAAAAAAAGACTGGCGGATTACCAATCTCTCTCGTTCTCACATATGCTCTTGTTTTCTCTGTTTTACTAATATGTAATTTGAATGAAATCTAAATTTTATTCAGAATTTAACCACCTCCTTTAATTAACTTGCTTGATTTACAATAGGCTTCTGATAATAAAATTCTGAATTTGGAATATAGTTGGCAGATTCAACGATATTGCTATTTGCTGAAGTAATTAAAACCCCAGCAATTAGTTTTTTTGAAGAGGAGTAGATGTCATTGTTCCGGATTGATATGTGTTTGCATTTGGTTGTGATATAGATTCCGTTGTAGCGGTTGAGTTCCTTGTTTCCCATATTCACAACTGTATTACTATGGACTTGAGATTTTTGGGTTTCATTTGTTAGATGGATACCGTGTCCGCCACCATTCATGACAATGTTATTATTTACTTGAACTGATTCACTATTAGATTCAGAGGAAGAGACATATATCCCGGTAATGGCTGTTTCAGAAATCGAATTCTCTGTAATATTTCCAAAACGCGCACCTACAGCAACGATGCCGTTGTAACCAATCTTTTCAAGGTGGTTCGTTTTAATTTTTATAAAATGCGCTTCTTTAATATAGATACCATCTGCATTATTTGCCGTATTTTTAATGGTATTGCTATGAACGATTACATTTAAAAGAGTGCCGCCTTTATCTTGTCCCCAAACTCCAATACCTCCAAGCAATCCACTAGCAAGGGTCGTAGTATCAATTGTGTTGTTCTCAATGGTTATGTTTGATTGTTTTTGTGAACCGTTAGTTTGTTTACCTTCCAGGTTCACAGTATCCTCTGGTTTATCTAGAAGGGGAGAATTTATAATGATACCTGAACCGCAATTCGTAATTTGGTTGCCAGCTATATAAACATCATTCCATGCATAAGCTCGAATTGCAGCATCTTGTGTACCATGTATCTTGTTCTTTTCTATTCTAATGTTCTCATGCGATATCCCAATATAAGAGCTGTGTGACTCTACGGCGCGTCCCCATGAGCCCATTTTTTCCGAAGCGCCTACCGCACATTTTTTGACAGTGATGTTCTTACATGGTGTTCCGTCAAAGCTTCCGTATTCTCCAAGAGTAGGTGGATTACCATCTTTATCAAGATCAATTTGAAATGCACCTCGGTAATATTGTCCAGTAAAACCAAATGCCTTAACATTTTCAATTACCCCTGTGTCAATGCCATTAAATTCAACAGCATGTCCGCCATATACATCATAGATCGTTAAATTACGAACAGTGACATTTTTTGCATGAGCAAGTAAGATTGCTTGTCCACCCTTATAAACATCACCATTAGATCTCCAAATTCCACCTTCAATTGTGATATTAGAGTAACCATTGTAACCGGTTAGTTTTGAATTCCCTTTTTCTTTTTTGAAGTTTACAATGAAATCGTCAATGTGTTGGCGGTCGAAAACAGCATTTTCATTTAAAATTAATGATGTGTTCTCTTTGATAAATAGTGTCTTTTTTAAAATATAAGGAGTAGGGCGGGCAGGGACATATACCTGTGCTCCGCCTTTTTTGTATGCATCTTCTAAAGCGCGCTGAATACACAAGCTCATATCGAGTTCGCCAGCAATTAGATAATTTAAAACATTTAAAGACCTGCTCTCCAAATCATGATTTAATTGGTTGTGCTCATAGTCAAGACGATCTTTGAGGGTATTGTGGGTATTTGAGTGAGAATCAATATGTGAATCTGAAATTTCTGTCAGACTTTCGAATAGCTCATTAGCATTTACAACTGTTTTTCCATTTGTAATACCTGTTGTGTATATGTCTTCCCATTTATCCTTCTTTTTGTTATAAAAGCTTAATGTGTTCATTTTTCACCTCCATCTAAAATTACCGGATGAAGCATATAGCAACTCCGTAACCATCTTTTTTTGAATATGGTTTGGTAATTTTCATTACTCTCCATCTGCTATTTGGATTATCAGTTTTGGTTGCAATTCCGTTATTAGCTTCGAAATAATCTCCGACGCTCAAAGTGTCATCAATTCGAACAAAAACCTGTCCTACAAGTCCAACAACATTCCATTCATCTCTTTCAGTTCTTGATGCATAATCTGTTGATGGATCGTATTCTTCATTCTCAACAGGGACACGATATGTTTTCCCATGCTCGTTGATCAACTCTTTATAAACCAATCCACCAAATTCATTTTTTTTGTAGCGACCTTGCCAGTGAAATGTAGATTCACCTAAAACAAAGCCTGCTGTCTCAGAAATTACACCTAATAAAAAGTCACCCTTTTCAGCTTTTCTGATTTTGTCGCCTTCTAATGTCACTAGATAGCCAGTGTCAATTTTTTGGCCATCTACACTTTCGAAGTACTCGGCATAGTCACTGAACACAGAAGAGCCAGTTATTTTTCCACTGGCCTTTATGTTTCCTGAAAACGAGCTGATATCCCATTTGATATTTGCAGTAGAAGCTTTTGATCCGTCGCCATAACCACCTACAACATGATAGTTCATATCGTTTATAACGTTGTTCGATGAGAGAACAGTTTTAGCATATCCACCGTCTTTGTTTGTCGTATGTGAGTTATTAGATGTAATAACTGCAGCTCTACTCCCGTGAACTGAAGAGCCACCGGATGAGGCAATAGCAGCAGTACGAATTCCTCTTGTTATTGTTCCTCCGGTGGAGCCAATAACTGCGGATCTTGTGCCAGTTGCTTTTGAATTAGAAGAAGCGATGACGGTGGAGTCGTGTCCAGATGCTACGCAACCAGCGCTTGAGCTTAAAAGTGAGGATGTGACGTTTTTTACCTCGCCACTTGAGGATGCAATTCGCGTCCCGTTTTTTATTAAGTTTGGGACAAAAGAATAATCTACACCTGCAATCGTTGCAGCTTTTTTATATTTCTCAACAGAAATCCCGAATAAGCTTGCTTGAGAGTTAGAACAATACACTCCAACACTGTTACTTTTTCCATATCCAATTAGACTTGCATTTGTAAGCTTGATGTTTTCAGTGCCACTGCCAATACGCACTCCGACTCTGGCTGATTCGAAGCTGTTAACATTTGAGATGTTTATGTTATCTGATTTTTGAGCTCCACCATAAACATAAATGTCAGCTTCAGCAGTTTTAAAGTTTGACACTGAAATGTTGTTCAGATTTATATTTCTCGATTTATACTGAGTAGCAATAACAGGATTTCCTTTATAGTCATATGAAGGATCTCCGATTGCAGTAAAGTTATTTACATTCACATTCCTGAATGCAGAAATAACCAGCGCTCTGGGTGCAAGATCTTTATATAGACTCCCAAATTTAGGTCGAAGAGAGGTGCAGTTAGTAGCACTTACGTTAAATGCACTCTTAGATATAGGATCTGAAGCAAGGTGGTGTCCAATATGTCGAAAGTCAAAAGATCGAATATCATTTTCAGATGAACAATTTACTAAATGCACATTTTGAGCAGCAGGAGCGAGACTGTGAGCTTTAACTTCAAAACCTCTACAGTTATTTTTGCTGTGACAATTGTTGAACCAAATGTGTCTAGAGCCGTCATCAGCTTCATATCCATTGGTATTACTTACTCCAGTATTGTGAGCAGATCCATTACCGTTATAAGAGTAGCAGTTTGAATGGAATACGAAGTCAGAGAAGTGCGTGGTAAAACCATCATCACCAAAGTTCCAAGCTGTACAACTGTCAATCCAAACATACTTAGAACCTTTTGGTTGATAATAATTAGCCCCATCAGAAGATGTATTGTATTTAGGAGATGTAACATCAAATCCATGCAAACCAGCGTCTTTTGCGTGCACATTTTTAATCCAAACAAACTGGCTATTTGTTATATTTACGCAGCTTGCATTTGGCCCCGATCCGATTTTGTTGTTCTTCTTATTTAAATTCCAGTCAGCAAGGAGATTTTCAATTTGAATATAGGAGTTGCCATTCGTGTAATCTTTATTAGTGATGACATGGGTAGTAGGGGAGGTATCTGGATGCAATTTAATTATGGATTTTGCGCCAGTTCCATATAGACGAGTGAAGGAAGGGATCTTAATTCCTTTAACCATGTAAGTCCCTTCAGGAACAAATACATTAGAGAATCCACTTCCAAGGGCTTTTTCAAATGCAGCAGTATCATCAGTTAAACCGTCACCTTTTGCCCCATAATCTTTAACGTTCACGCTACGTTGAGTAAATTGATTAATTATTTTATCAACTAGTGTGTCACCAATTGTCTTGAATTTTGAGACATCGCCAATAATTTTCTCGATGTTGCTTATATTGTTTGAGACATTTTCTATCTCTTTTTCAAAATGGTTTTGAACATCCGTAATGTCTTGTTTTACATCCCCAATTTGATTAATTACTTCTTTGAACTTTAGTGTGATCATTGGGGCTGTCCATCTTTCGCCGTCTGAACTTATTGCCTCAAGCTCAATAGATATCCACTTTTCCAAAAGCGGATCATAATATTTCAAAAAATTCATCATTTACCTCCTGAATTGCTATTCGATCTTGAGCCATATTTGATTGGTAAGGGGAGCAGTCTCGGATTTTTTGATTCTTGCTGCAAATGGTGAAACAGGTGCTTGAAGCCATAGGTGATTAACGTTATTTGGAGGAACTTCACTTACAATAACGTTGAACCCGTCATAGGCATCTGAAACTCCGATATCGATCCAGTCATAACCGTCCCATCTCCACTCAATATGAGTATCTTCTGTGACTACTGTCCATCCAATTTGAGGGTTTGGGTAAGTGGACATAATATCTGTGTATGTATAGACTTTAGGAAGGTATACTTTTCTTGTTTCAGCGACTACGTCTTCATAGTCTGAAGTCGCATATCTTGTCCATTTCGTGATTTTTTTAGATTCTTCAGTTGCCTTTTCAGATTCTTCCGTAGCTTTCCGAGTTCTTTCTGTCAATGAATCCAGCGTTTCAACAACTTCGTTCCCGTTTCTTTTAGTCCATATACGAGATCCAGGAAAGTAGTAAGCTCCTTCACCACTGTACTTAAACTGGAGTGATTTACCTTCATTTGATGCATTAAAAAAGACAACTCCGTTAAGGTAATCAACCCTAAAGAAGTCGTCTTGCAAATCACCATCTTCTACTTCTTTCCACACTTTTCCGTCTCCTGAGACTTCGACTCTCATCTCTCTATTTGGTGTTTCGGTTAACTGGGCTTTTCCGTTATATATAACTTGAGTTTCATTATAAAGCTGATAAGGATCATCCACCGATCCTTTTCTTTTTTTGGACAAGATGGGATCGTTATAAAGTTTTGGAATGTCTTCCAAGATATCCACCTCCGTTTAGTTTTGTTTGTACGCTTCCCAGGTATACTTTACATTCAACTTGTTGCCGCGAGTGTTGATGTCTGAGCCAGTAACAAAATAATTCAAGTTCAATGATCCATATGATTTATCCCCACCTTTAAGGTAAGCACCTGCATCACCGTTTTGGAACGAATAACCGCCTAAGTTGTTTTGGATAATTAAAGCTGAATCGTCTGGTGATGTGGGATAAATTTTAACAACAGTCGGTATGAAATTAAGACTTATTGATCTGCTCTGTTTGCCGTCTCCAACATATTCCCCTATTGCATATTGCGGGGGAGAAGGGATATCAGATTTTAGTGCATACTCCGAAGAGTTGCGGCCTCCAAGCTGAGTAGCGCTTCCAGTAATTGATGCATTAATGGTTCCTGTTTCATCTCTGACGGGTATAGAATAGGGGGAAGCGGTAACTTCTGCTGTGTATCCGTTCAAGGAATCTGCCGATCCAGCAGATTGCTCAATCCACTTTTCTCCGTTATATAATTCTTGCTTATTAGTTTCTGGATTAATCCAAATTGTATTGACCTCTGGATTAGCAGGTCTTTCCTTAGACACAGATTGGATTAGTCCATTTACTCTTCCTTTGACTTCTGTAATAGCAGAAGGGAGGTAGGGATTCTCAGTAATATGTTTTGACTGAACAATATCAGAAAGAATAATTCCAGTTCTCTCAATATCTGCATCAACTCTACGGTAGGCTCTAACACCCAGAGTGTAGTATTTATTCGAGGCAAGTCCCGTGAATTTGTAGGAACGCTTGTCATACTTTACATTAACCATTTCCTCATGGCTCATCTTAGAGCCAAACACATATTCATCAGATGATTCACTGGAATAGAGATAAACTTCAAACCCATCGATGTTGTATCTATCCTCATCAGAATCAGGGTATTCCCATTTTAAAACAACATCAACTGAACCATTGTCATTCAGTTCATGAGTAATTGCGGTTCCGTCTGATGCAACGGTAGGAGTTGCAACTGGGGTGGAAATTCGATCATTCCGGATTTTAAAATTCTCAGCGGTATTCATCCAGTCAATTTTTCTAATTGCATAGTCGTTGTTTATATGACTGACTGTATAAACGAGTTTAACCATCTTTTCTTTAACGGTTTCAACTCGTTTTGAATTTGAGACGGTCAAATTAATCTTGTTAGCCTCAAAGTCAAAGGTCATTTCAATTACTTTTGTTTTAACATCAATACCAAGGCGATCATGCTGTACTCGAACGATATCCCCGATAGATAGCCTGTCCCAATTTTGATGTTCACTTAAGATTCCAAAAAAATTAACTATGCTCATTGTTATATTGATTGGAGGGGTGTTGCGTTTTTTCATTTCCTCCAGTCCGGCTTCATAAAGATCAGTTTCATCATAAAGATTGTCATTAGCCCATTCTTGCTCATTTATAAATTCCGCCAACTCTTCTTTAAGCTCATCATTAAGGTGGCTTTCGAGCGTCAATTTTCCCTTTAAAAGGGATATTTTATCCTGAATATCCTTAATCAGTTTTTCTTTTTCTTCTATTTCCTTTTTTTTTGAATCAATTTCAGCCTCTTTAGCTTTTCGCTCTTTAATAAGCTCGGCAGTTGGATCTTTCGCTTCTGTTGCTACTGCAATTTTATCTAAAATTACTTTGTATTCTAAATCAAGCTTTGCCTTTTCTGCGTTAAGAGTTGAAAGTTTCTTTTCTTCCTCGGTTTGTCGAGAGAGAAGGGAAGAGAATGTTTCAGTTTGAGAATCGATGAACTCATTGAAATCGAGAATGGCATGACATAATTCATCACTCATTTCGTAACTGTGAGTTATCACCTTGCGATCTTTATCTCGCTCAAATGGATAAAGAAAATATGTAAAATCTTCTATATAAGCTTGTCCAGTTGGATTGGCAGCGTTTATTGAGAGATCATCTTTCCCAGTTACATAGAGTCTGGTACAGACTTCTTCGAGTTCCTCAGTGTCTTCTATCGAATCCAAATACTGACCGTATTTTAATCTCATCCCTTTGTAATTTGATACTTCATCTTCAGTATAGAAATGAACCTTTTTTTCTATGGTGTCAAATACAGGGACAGCTTCGAATGTCTCGCATATTTTAAAGAGAAAGTCTAACTTTGTAGAAGAGGTAATATCAAAACTGCGGAATTTTTCATTGAATAAAGGATTTATGTATCCAGCTTTCCAGTTTGTGTTTGCAAAACAGTCATTTGTAACCTGCTGCATATTGTAGGAAGTGACTTCATATCTTCTAACTTTTCGATAGCTCAATTGATGTCCTAGCGACATGCACGTGAATGTCATCAAATCATTGTCAGCGCCAGTTTTTTGCTTTGTTTTAATAATGAACCATTCATCTTTGAAATTGTAGGCAGAAAGTTTGACGAGTCTTCGTAATTTCAGGCGCTTAAGATGAGGATTCTTAACCCATTGTTTATCTATTTCAATTTTTAAGGGTACTGCGAAAGACAGCTCATTGATTTCACCTAGCCTGATTGTTAAATTAACATTTGAGGTATCGACAAGATTTGCGATTTTCTTTTTATTAGCTTTAGCAAGTGAAAGTTTCGGCTTTCTTAAATTAAATGATCGCGTTACTTGTTGAAGCAGTAGAAGCACCTCCTAACGATATTTAAATCTATAATTGAAAAGAATTCTACATCTTCCTGAAACTCTAATGCGGTTCATCCCATAGCCCAGTAGAAGGTATTCATCATTAAAATTGTCGTAACGTTCATCACCGTATATTGATGATTCTACAATTTCTTTTTCTCCAGTAACTGTTATCGTTTCGCCATCTTCAAGATCGGTGAATTCAGAAGGGGAGGAGAAGTAGCTTAAATTTTCAATTTTAACATCTCCCTTGCCGATCTTTTGAATTTTAAACGATGGAATGATGGTGCATTCGCCTTTATTGTTAATCTCAAGTGTTATGTTTTCCTTCGTAGCGTCGTGCCACGGTGTAGTTATCGACCTACTGTAGGCATAAGGGGAATCACACCTCATAGTTAGCCTTACATAGCCTTCCTTGCTGGCATTGTGAACTAAATCATTTGCATCTACAGGCATTGCATAATAGACGATATCAAGGTTGTCACTGAAAGAAAAAGGCTGGTATGTATCAACATCCAGCCATCGTTTAATGTTGGCGATCCTTTTTTGATTCCAGTAATCCTTTATATAAAAATTAAGATTAAATTGCTTTGGGTCACGTTTTTTCCCTTCATAGAAGGGGGTATCATTACCCTTGATGGAGGTTTCGTTAATTGATGAGGTAGCTAGGAATGTTTCTTCAACTAACCCTCCATCAGTATTGACGTTTTCAACACCCATATCTGTGGATTTTTCGTTCCCGAAAATGAAGTACAGGCTCTCTCTTATCATTGATGTTTCTCACATCCTTTCAAAAACAGAAAGAGCCGACATCTTGCCGACTCTAAATTTTAACCCCTCTAGCTGATACAATGTTAAATGCTTCTCCTAAGAATTTGTTTGCATCATCTTTAGATCCAGTCATCTTATCTACATTAAAGTTAAAGTTAAATGTTTGATTACTTGTCGTTTGATTAGATGCAGCACTAGGGGAAGGGAGTGTAGCTTTTGTTTGAATATCTCCAAAAATGTTTCGGGTTAGCTCAACAATTTTCAGGACATTGCTTGTATCAGCTTTATTTAAAACAAGTTCTTGTTCATGGAGCATTGCAAGCCTTCCTGAACTACCCCAATTTCCTGTATAGCCACCCACATCAAAAGAGGCAACTTTCTTACCTGTTGTGTTCCCAGCGATCACAACATTTAAAGCTTTGGAGGCTTCTTTAAGCTTATCAATTAAGTTGTAAGAAATACTCTTACCGATAGATTCCATGTTGCTGTTAATGAACTTTGAAAACTCATTGAGCTGCTTGGCGATGTCGGTAATCTTTCCATTCATCAACTTATCCTCAAGTTTTTTGAATGCTCTTTCGTCGTTGACAAGATCATCATACTTGGTGTTTATTGATTTCTCATCTTTTTCAAGTTGATCCTGAAGTGCTTCTTTACGTTTGGAACTTTCACGATCCTTTAAAAATTCATCAAGATCTTGTTGCTGTTCTTGGAGCTGCTTATCTAAATCTTTTAGTTTTGCTTTTGCTTCATCTGAATCATCGAGAGACAGTTTGCTTATCTTGTCTTTTGTTTCTTGAATAGCATCCTGTTTTTCTTTAAGTGATTTCTTGAACTTAGCTTCGTCATCTTCTTTATCAATTTCATCGATTATATCTTGAGTTGCTTTTCGATGTGCTTCAAGCTCAATATCACGCATCTTTTCGTACATTTCTTTATAAATTGAAACGACTTCATCTGCGAGTGATTTATAGATATCTTTAATGGACTTCTTGGTGTTATAAAGCTCCAGGTTGTAATCCTTCTGTTTATCCTTCCAGTTTTCAATTTCCTCTGTGATTTGTTTCTGGATGTCAGGGAAACCTTTAGCTGCCTTTTTCTGTGCTTCAAGTTGCTTAATGTACTTTTTTGCTTCAGCTTGTTGCTGTTGAATCAATTTTATTTGCTGACTGTAGTACTTGACTTTTTGATTGTCATCCTCAGTCATTTGAATCTTGATATCAACATCTTTAAGCTTGGATTCAGTTTTCTTAACAGATTTCTCAATATTATTGAGTGTCTGGTCAACCTGTGACTGAATTAGTTCCCCTTGTAGCTCTCTAACTTGGTCTTGCAAGGAGATGAGATCTAATTTAGCCTGTTTCAGCTCTTCTCTTAGTTGATCGCGTTGAGCATAGTTAAGTTTTTTATTTGTTTTTAACTCTTTGTTGATCCAGTTAATTTTTTGCTGTTGAATTTTGCGTTGCTCATCAACAGCTTTCTTCTGCTCATTTGTATATTTGCGAAATTCTTTGCTGTCAGAAAGGTAGCGTTTGGTCAAAGACTCATTTTGAGCAATTTTGACTTCTAGATCAGATTTCCGTTTATCAAATTCATCAAGCTTGGATTGAACCAATTCGTATTGCAGATCTTGAATTTGATCATTAACTGCGTCTAAATCACCTTGCAAACCGATTAAATCCGATTTTGCCTGTGAAAGGGCTTGTTGTCTTTCAGCTTCAGACTGAGAAAGATCTGAGGTTAAACCCTGCATATACTTTTCTGGGTCAATTGGTTTGCCATTTTGCTCAATTTGTAGGTGGAGGTGGTTTCCTGTTGAATGTCCGGTGCTTCCTACTTTGCCTATTGTTTGGCCAGCAGATACAACATCACCTTTCTTAACTTTAAGGCCGTTTTGCATGTGCATATATTTTGCAACTGTTCCATCATCCTGTTGAATGACAACCCAGTTACCTGCTGTTTTAGAATAGGTAGCGGTTATGACTTTACCAGCTTTCAATGCTTTTACAGGGGTTCCAGCTTTGGCTGCGAAGTCTGTTCCTTTGTGAGGGGAGGAGCGGAGACCACTTTCTTTCGCTCCAAACTTTGAACTTACTCTAAATCCATTGCTGCTCGTGTAATAATTTGCGATTTTTGAAGTCGCTGTTGATAAGCTCTTATTGTAGTTAGAGAGTACTTGCTTAACGTAATTCTGTGTTTCTTTAAAAGGTGGAGTGCCACCATATTTTATAACGTTACCCGGTCCCGCATTGTAAGCAGCTAAAGCTTTCTCGATGTTCCCTCCAAATTTGTTTAACATTTGAGCAATATATTTGGTACCGCCCATAATGTTTTGGTAGGGATCATATGCATTTTTTACACCTAGACTTTTTGCAGTACCAGGCATGAGTTGCATCAAACCCATTGCTCCAGCGCCAGAACGAGCTTTGGCATTGAAGTTTGATTCTTGTTTAATAATCGCAGCGATTAGTGCAGGGTCAACACCATATTTGCTCGCTGCAGCATTAATATAAGAAGAGTATTTTCCGGAATATGATCCTCCAGAAGAATATGAGCCTGATGAAGAACCAGAAGAGGAAGAGGAGGTAACAAGTCCAGTTTGAGGAATATAGCCAGATTTGATTTGCTGTTTCAGCAGTTTAATCTGATCTTGCATTAGCTTTTTCTTACGCTCTAATGCCTTGATTTCCTTATTGATTGCGTCTCTGTATTTTTGTGACCATTTAGGATAATCATTGGTTTGCTTGTTGTATTTCTCAATTTCTGCATTTACTTTTTCAAGGGCTTCTTTATATTTATCAATGACGTATTTGGATTTCTCAGTTTCTTTGCTGGCTTTCTCTTGTTCATCAGAATATTTCTCAAGGGACGTACCAACTTCATTTAAAGATGAGTTGGCCAATTCAGCCATTTTATCCAGATCTTCTAACTGTCCAGTGACGTCGCTCAACTCGTTTATTTCTTTAATGATTGGCATTGCCATCTGGATATTGCCACTTTCCATCAAAGTGTCTACTTGTTTTCTCATTTTGGAAAGGTTGGCTTGCGCATCGGCAACAGTCTGGATTGATTTGACCTCTAAACCATAGTTTTTTATTTTCTTTACTGTTGCGTTTGCCTGGTTGATTAAATCCTGTTTAACTGACTTTTGCATGTCGTTGTATGCTTTAAGTTTCGCATCACGTAGTTTTATGATTGCATCTCGGTTTAATTTAACTACGCCGTTTTCAACAGTAATAGCTCCAGCCAAGTCTTTTTCTTTTTGAACCAGTTTCATTGCTTCAGCAGCTGAGATACTTTTTCCTTCAGCCATTTTCTCAAGAAGTTCATTGAGAGGGGAGATGGAGTCAGCAAAAGAATCATATGCTTCATTTTGAAGGGCAGAAATAGCTAGTTCTGTTTGCTGAGAAGCCACCAAATCGTCCATTACAGCTTTTATTGCCTCTAGATCGCCTTTAGCATCCTTGAGCTTTTGGCTTAAATCTTCAACTTCACCTGTTAATTCGTTTACACCTTCACCATTTTCATCCCAAGTGATCTTTGCAGAATCAGCAGCATTTTTTGTAGAGTCTATAGCATTCTTTAGGTCATCATAAGATAAGGAAAGTTTCTCAGCTTCATCAGAACCTTTGATTTGTTGGTTAATTAAATTCTGAAGTGCTTGAGATGCTCTTGAGAAATCAACTTTATTCCCTGATTCTAATGCTTTCTGAATGTCATCCATGTATTTTGAAACATTAATGGAAAACGACTCTAATTCATCAGAAGTCATCTTACTAAAGTCAATTTTATTGAAGGCTTCGTTGATATCTTTGGTTAACTGAGGGTTGATTTTAATGGAGTTATAAGCGTCAACAGTTTGCAGCACTTGCTCTCTAAGTTTAGCTTGAGAACTAGATAACTTCTGATTGACTTGAAGAGCTTGTTGTTCAGCTTTAATCCCAAAATTTTTATAATCACTGTCGCTGTCGAAGATATCCCAGAATGGCCGATCATTGTTTTTATAATGGTCTGCAACTTTTTGATACTCTTTCATCTCATCGGTCAGCTTGCTGATATCACTCAGGGTTTCTTTAAAGTTGCTATTTGCGCCAGTTTGGATATCTTTTTTGTTTAATTCGGCTAATTCTTTGGTGTATTTTATAGCATCTTCTAATGCTTCGTTATTTTTAATGATGGCATTACCTTGGGAGTCGTAGCCAGAAATCAAGTTTGGAAACGTCTGAGCTAATTGTTGTGTGACCTGTAGATATTCTTGCTCCTTGTCAGGGGAGAGGGAACCGTTATCTTTTGCTTTTTGCAGCTCTTTATATTTTTGGATTAACTGATCGGTCTGTTCTTTATTTGTGGTTATTGCTTCAACACTTTTCTTTTGTGACTCTGCAAGCTTTTCTTGTTCTTGTTTAGCATCAGAAAAAGCAGAGACAAGTTTTTCGATTACGAAGCCTAAAGCCATGAAACCTGCCATAGGCAGTACAGCACCAGCAAGAAAAGCCATTGTTGTTCGAGCGGTAGTTTTTAATGTAGCTAATGTAATATTTAAAAAGCGTGCTCTTATTGCTGCTCCAGTCATGGAAGAGGAGAAGGCAGTTAATGATGTAGGGAAGTTGTTAAGTAGCCTCAAGAATAAGTTACCATTAGCTATGGCTCCGGTTCTAAGTGAAGCGTTAAAGAGTAATACTGCAGTAGTTGCAATGCCAAAAACTTGAGGAAGGAGTCCGATTGTTTTTGTTATACCTGTTCCGATTTGAACAAGGTCTTTTAGAGTTTCTGTAAGTGCAACTATGCCATCTGAAACTACTGCATCCCCAGAGGCTAAACTCAATTCTGTCCACGCGTTTGATAATCGATTTATTCTTGCCTGGAGACTTTCTGAATATTTTTCCTGTTCTTTCCATGCGCTTCCGGTTGATTCCGCAGCCGTAGTTGCCGAATCCTGGGCAATCGAGAAGTTGTTCATTAACGCGTTAACCTTTGTACCGTTCCTTTCGGAATATTTAAACGGAGTAGACCATATCTTTGCCTCTTTTTTAACTAAAGGGCAGCCAGCGCTTCGTAAGCAGGAATTTCACCTGCAAACTACTCCCAAAAGGGATGGTCGTTGCACCTTCATTTGCATGTGCTTCGCAGCATGATGCAAATACTTGGCACAGGGTCATCATATCAACTCTGACTTAGATTTTCCCTGTTAGCAATATGATTAATAAGTCATTTCCTACTTAAATCTAAGCGATCACATTACACCCTAAATTAGGTTCACTGACTTTTCACTAGCTAATTACTTAACTAGGCGACTATTGATTAATCGAGAAAGCTGATAAATACCTGCTACACCAATACTTGTGTTTTGTTTTTGAGCATCGCTTAATGAATTCCATTTATCGGCAACCTCATCGATTAGTTCACTTGAACTTTTGGCTTCTCCTCCAGCTTTTTTGACGGAGATCCCAATTTGATCTAAAGCTTTTATAGAACTTTCATTGTTTCCGATCCTTGCGAAGATTGTTTTTAATGCATTTCCCACTATATTGCCGGATTCACGAGTGGTACTGGCCACTGCAGTGGTATATCCGATTAAATCGTTTAAATCCACTGAGAAGGTTGAAGCGGTCGCGCCAGCCTTCCTTATGGAGTTAGCCAGGTCTTGTGTTGTAACGGCATAGTTGTTGTCGACTTCATTCAATTTCGAATATTACCCTCGGTTTCCCGATACTTAAGTAGGGGACTAGACTATATCTTCATCCCATTGGGATGCCCAGCACTTCGAACAGCAGCTCAAAATCTGTTCTACACCTTAAAGGCTAGTCGTTACACCTTCCTAAAATAGGCTTGGCACGGTATTGTCATAGGAGTTCTCCCTTAGAGTTCCACCGTTAGCATCCTGTGAAAAGGACACACCCCTGAGCAATAGGGTTCACTGGGTTTTTCACTTATACATTACTGTATAAGGCGACTATAATTAATCGGCAATTGATATTGAGTCTTCTGCAGCAACATTAAAGTTTAACATTGCACTTGTCAAAGTATTGACCGTTTCATCAACGGACAGATTCGATACGTTTTGAAGAACTTCTGCAGTTTTAGTAATGCTTCCTAGTTCAGCTTCATCAAATCCCATTCTTCCAAATGAACTTGTCATTTGAAGAATATCTGAAATCTTATTGGAAAGCTGATCTCCCATCTCAACTGCTTCTTGCAACATATCATTGAACTTATAATTAGGCTCATCCATGACCCTGCGAATTTCAGTCATAAGTGTGTCAATTTGAATAACTTGATCGACCATCGACTGCAACCCGCGAATTGGCCCCATGAACATTGTCATACCAGCAAACCACACCGGTATGCGGGCGGCAGCGACTCCTAATTGCTCAACAAAACCCATTGTCTGCCTTGTAGTAGCAGCAATGTTAGAGGACATTTCCCTAAACTGCATATTAAGACTAGCCATCTGATTTCTTAGATTAGGTGTCCTTGCAGTTAATTGATTAACTGAATTCAAATACTGTTGAAGCTGTTGATTACTTGCATTGCTCAATGAGCTGCCGTATCTGTTTTGCAGGTTCTGAGTATTTACCTGTGCTTGTCTTCTATATAGTTCTAACTGCCTTTCAAGCTCTTTAGTCTTTGCAACTGCTGCTGACTTGTCATCAAGAGTCTTAAGCTTGACTCTGAGTGCTTCAATTTGTTCTGTAGACTGAGCTAAATTAATTTTTCTTCCAAGAGAGGAGAGGGTGACTTCAGACAGTTGCCCTTGCTCTTTTAGTCTTTGTAAGCTTACTCTAAGCTGTTCGATTGCTTTTCTTTGTTGATCAAGATTTGTTACAGTGGTTGAGTTTTTAATATTCCCATTTTGGTCGAGATTGTACGTAATATCCTTAAAACCATCACGATTTTTTTGAGTAGTGCCTGTCTTGATACCTTGAGCATTTTGACGTTCAATTATCTTTTGAGCTTGTCCAAGCTTTTGAATTTCAGAGGTTAATTTTGCTGTTTCTTGAGTTTCTTGACGAATCTTTTGATTTCGATTATCAATCGTCTTAATTTCTCGCTGAAGTATTTCACCATTCTTTTTGTGCTGCTGAATGATTTTATCAGTTGTCCCATCAGCATTCTTAATGACGGTTTGTGTTTCTTTAACTGTCTGGTTGTAATTCTTGAGATTTTTTTGATATGTTTCAACTGCAGAAGAGAATTCTTTGAGGGTTTTTAAAGCAGAAGCATCAATATTCGTTTTGAGTTGAAGGGAGTTTAACTTAGATTGTAGTACTTTAAGCTGTTTGTTGATTTGCTCGACTGATTGAGCGGAGGTGTCGGCAACTGGAGTAACTACAATTTTCAACTGTTGACTCAATAATAATCACATCCTTTCAAAGCCAAGAGTGGGGGAGAGGTGGACAAAAAAAACTCTGCATTAGCAGAGTCAAGAAAATCATTTATTTTATGTATAGCAGTTCATCTTCTTCATCGATTTCTTCGGTGTCCTCAATTTCAAGCCCCATATTAAAGGCTTGAAGGGTTATCTTATCACCGTCAAAATTTATTAATGTTATTTCTTTAAGTTCTTCAAACTCTCCAAAATCCAATAAATCATATTCGGTAAATCGTTTAGCTTCATCTTCTGAGTTGCCGTGAGTTGTTTGACAAGCGGCTATGGTCAATGTCAAGTGATTAACGTATTTTTTCATTTTGTTCATCTCCATTCCCAAAGTTAATTCCATGAGTTTTAAATTTTTCTTTTAAGCCGTTGTAGTTATTCGTTAAATCATCAGGGTACAGCGGAATCAATGGAATGTCATACTTCTTACAAAACTCTATTTTATAATTAGCTCTTTTTTTATAATAATCTTTATCTGTCATTCCGAAATACTCAACAATGACTCTGTTGTTAACAAACCAATCAAGTTTTATATTTGGAATATTATTTTTGCCCAGTATATCTTTATAAAGAACCTCTTTTACATACGCTATGTTATTTTTTATAAATAAGTCGGTTATTTCTTTCTCTTTTTTTGAAAGGCATACATCCCCATTTAATGATATACAGTGAATTGACCTACCAAAAATAGATTGATTAGGATCAAGACCTGCTTTTAGACAAGCATTTCTGTAACCATCAAAATACCTAATATATGTTGAAATTCCTTGTAGGTTTCGGTTCTTTTGAACTTCTACTGATGTAGGTGTTCTTCCTAAAGCATGAGCGTACTCTATAAGTTCTTTGATTAGATGATCTCTAATTTTTTCTTTTTTATTTTTGTAATATTCCTTCGTTCTCTTTAGATTCAAGTTTTTTGTTGCCATACTTTGAATCGAAGACCATGATCTATCTTTGAACATTTT